CGCAGTTGGCGGCGCAGTTGGCGACGCAGTTGACGACGCAGTTGGCGGCGCAGTTGGCGTCGCAGTTCGCGACGCAGTTGACGACGCAGTTCGCGACGCAGTTGGCGGCGCAGTTGGCGACGCAGTTGACGACGCAGTTGGCGGCGCAGTTGGCGTCGCAGTTCGCGACGCAGTTGACGACGCAGTTCGCGACGCAGTTGGCGGCGCAGTTGGCGGCGCAGTTCGCGACGCAGTTGACGACGCAGTTGGCGGCGCAGTTGGCGACGCAGTTGGCGACGCAGTTCGCGACGCAGTTGGCGACGCAGTTGGCGGCGCAGTTCGCGACGCTTGGCACTACTGGCTAGGGGGGCAGTTTTGGGTTGGGCATTATTGGAACGGGTCGCCCGCAACTGTTTCTTTCTTTACAGATGTTTGCGGACTTGAGCTATCAAAAGACATGATGGAGCGAGCCGCAGCTTACCGTAAAGTCTGTGAGTCGGTGAATTACATTTGGCCCAATTCGAGCTTTGTCATTGTTTGCAACAGGCCAAGGCGCATAGCTCGGGATGCTCAGGGCAGACTTGATTATGATAGGGGCAAAGCCATCGAATATCCTGATGGATGGGGGGTGTATATGCTTGGGGGCGTGCGCTTCCCGGATGAGGCGCTCTACTGGAAGGTTGTGTCTGGGAAAATGACTTTTGCGGAAATTATGGCAATTGACAACACGGAGCAGCAATTGCAAGCGCTGCGCTTTAATCCTAACGCAATTGTGGCTGAGGGCGCTCAAGTCGTGGAGCGCAGCTTGCGGGGGAATGAGCTGATAAAAATCACGGGGCAGAAGATCAATGAGCTTTACGACGAGCCGGAAGTCTTTTTCTTGCGGTACATAGACCCAAGCAAGGCAGCCCCTAACAACGTGTTCTACGACGGCGTAGACCCTGCTTTAGCAAAGAAAACCACAAGCCCTGATGCCATTATGGCAGTGCATTGCGGGCTAACTGAAGAGCAGTATAGCACGATGAGGATTGAGCAATGACACACGATGATGACAAGAAAGCGGCGGAGGAGTGGGCGAAGGAAGTTGCTCACGGCGAACTAAGTGAGAAATATTTACCCACAGCGCCGGGCAATTATTTTCAAGATTACTCATGTGCTTACGATTCTTTCCTCGCCGGAGTCGCTCACGCAAGGCGGTGGATTCCGGTTAGCGAGAGGTTGCCGACTAAGGAGGAAAGGGACTCATTAATTATTGAGTGGTGGCATGATTACGAATGTTGCCCATACTCAGGGCGGTTTGAGTCTTATGATGGTAAGCGGATTTGGATAGAAAGCCGCAACGAGTGGAGCGTAGCAATCCCGCTCACCGAATTTACGCACTGGAGAGCAGTGAACGAGCCGCCACCACCAGAGCCGCAGGAGGGGGAATGAGTAAAATAATACAAATCGAAGTAATTGATAGTAGTGATGTGGTTTTTGCGCTCGATGACAGTGGGCATGTGTGGCAAGTGTCTTACGACCTCCACCTAAAAAGAGAAGTATGGAGGTTGAAGGCTAATACCGAACCGGAGGAAGGCAAGGAAGTGAAGCAACTTCACCGAGAGGAGCCTGAAAAGCCGAAGGAGGGGGAATGAAAATCCCCAAGGACCGCTACCCGTGGATAGTACGCAATAGACTAAGCAAGTCTCTCCGCATACTGCCGTACAAAGAAGCGCGGGCCTACTACCGGTCTCTTAAACGCTGCAAGACTCGGAGCATGTGGCAAGACATCCCATTGTCAGTTGTTGTCACGTCTGTAATGCAAAAGTATGCAAAAAAGGCAGAGAAAATGCTGTTTGAGCCAAACCCTATTTTGGTGAAATTAAAAATATGAAACCAAAAAAGAAACGCAATCTTCAAGACGCGACTCTCCGCAACGTAAGAGCGCTAAAAAAGAGGGTGGCCGAGCTTGAGAAGCAGGTACGCATCTTAAAGATAGACGTAAAGGGATTAAGGGCAGACCTAGCACTCTGATATGGGCTTTGCTTATTGGCTTGAGACCATAGCGCTACTGGTAGCCTTAATGGGGCCGTCATACCTCTTGGGGCTTTGGACGGCTTGGGTCTTTTATGACTACTACAACGATGGAGATGATTAGAGATGACCCTAGAAGAAGCCGAGGCTTTGGCTAAAGTCTTTGAGAAGGTGGATGGCGGTTGCTGCGTTTGCGTACGCTCAACTTGCGTTGCCGCAAATAAGAAAAATCTTGGTTGGTTTTGGGCTCCGCTGGAAGACGGCGCTAGAGGGGCAGTGGCGGTCTATATAAAAAAAGAAGACATGCCTGAATGGTTTAGGAGCTTGTGCAACGACGAGGAGGATTAATGTACGGATTAGACTTGCTTGGCCTTGCGGCCTTCCCAAAAGCCTTTCCTCGCGCCTTCCCTAAAGGGTTTGCGCTAGGAGTCTTTGCTAACACCTTTGGGAACCCTTACCCACACATTAAGAGAATCCTTGCTACTGGGAAGTGTCCAAAGGTTAGGGTTCACGGTATCTGGGAAGACAACCACCGCTATCAACCCGCCGTCCATGACCCCCTTATCTGGAAGGAGTTTAACAAGCTAAAGAAATTTGCAGCGGAGAATCCCGGAACATGCTTTCAGTTCTCCCCGTTCTGTGAGGCTATTGGTGACCTTACTGAAATCCTTTCTCGCCTTAAGGAAGAGGCTGGCAATATTGGCCTTGTAAACTCAGTCTGGCAGGGGCCAGCCCAGAAGCCTAAGCTTGCTATAAATGAGGTTCATGGAGACGCCGACAGGCAAAAGGGTGTGTATAATTATTCTTGGGACGGAGATAACTGCGTCGATGGGGATGTTGCCGCTTCAAAGAGAAGGCACAAGAGCGTCGATACTTACTACTTCTGGCATCCCTCATTTAATGGGAGAAGGAACGTAGAAGACCCAACGCCGCGCCCTGAGCGGAAGTTCTGGCCGACAGCAGAGCTTATAGAGTCAGTGGCGTATCTATCTAATCAAAGAGGGAAGACTGGCCTCCCCCCTCAGTGGCTGTGGAAGTCTCATGCAGACGTGCACAATGTCCCCCCTGAGCCAAGGGCGTATAAGCCTGTCTTGCTTGCTCCAATCAAAAGGCCACATCTTGAGCTGATAGCGGCCAATGGGAAGGTAGTGGAAAGGCTCCCGTATTACGGGCCGTTTGCTGATGGCAGACACCGCTATTACGCCAGCCGCTACGGGTATGAGATAGCGGAGCAGGCGAGGATAGAGGCGGGGTCTGCGGTATGCAGGCTGGGAGACGGGAAGGTTAATCCAGCCTTTAGGGAGGGAGGGTTCCGCTAATAAGCCGAGCGCTCAGTCCCCGCAGAAAGACGCTTCATCTGCTGAACCAAGTCCCCTTGAGGAGTAGAACTAGGCATTCCTCTGGGGATCACATCCAGCGCCGAGCTAAAAGAGTCTAAGTCTAAAGGAGAAGAGTTATATGGAGATACTGGCATTGCTTGTGTTTGGGCTGATGGCGTTTGGCTCCCTGTTCCTAGATACTCGCCACTAACAGCAGCCCCAACGGCCCTCGCTTTATCCAGAAGCGGCTGGTCCTCGCGCAAGACTCGATACACGTAGTCAGACTGCTCCATCGGGTCATTAAACTTGTTGTCTATGACAGAGCGGTATCCGCTGGGGTTCTGCTCAAGGGCTTGTGGCATAATCGCAGACAGCTCTCTTAACGCCATCTTCTTGTCAGTCGGGCTTCCAGACTCAAGAGCAGCAGCTATCCTCATCGACTCCATAGCCGCCATCTCTGGGGGAGCCCCCGCCTCAAGCATGGACCGCATAATCCTAGGGGCTGCGATAGCGGCCTCCATCGGGATGGAGCTGTCTCTTGGAATAGGGGTTTGCTGAGAGGTATTAAGCGAATACTCAGCAAGGCGATTAGCAGCATAGCCAAAGGCAGCATCATATGGCATCCCGCCCCTAGCAAGACTGCTGGCAAAATTCGCCACAGAGCGCCGGAAGGCAGGAGTGGTAGACAGCGCCTTTAGCGAAGCTAGACCCAAATAGGCATTAACGGCCATGTTGATGGGAGAGCTATTCTGATTGTTCTGCGTCATTAGCAGAAACGGGACTGCGGTACCAGAAGCGCCTTGCATTTGCCCTGTAAATGACAGTTGCTCACCGCGATTGTACCTTCCAAGCGGGCCTTGAATGGCGTTTATGATTTCTTCGTAGTCACCATAAAGCTTGTTTTTCTGAACAACAGAAGGCGCGAGGTCATCGATAGTTTGCTTAAGAATCGACCCAAGCTGTCTGTCTACCCATATTGCGCTCTGAGAAGGATTTGCTTGAGAAAATCTCGCGCCTTGATAAATAGCGCTTTTTATTGAGTTTAAAGAAGCGAGCGTCGGAAGGTGATAAGGGTTTTCTTTTACGGCTTCTTTAACCCCAGTAATTAAGCTTTCCCTTACCCAATCAATCCCGTTATTTAGTTCCTTTAAATAGACCTCTTTCCCTTTGGCGACCAGCTGCCCCTTAATTTCTTTTGCTTTTTCTTCGAGCATTGCAGCAAGATATTCCGCTGCTACAATGGGATTGTCTCCGGGAAGAATATCATCCCTATAAAGGTTTTTAGAGACGGCCTCTAATTCGCTAGACAGCTCTGCGCCAAGAGCTTGCTGGCGTTTTTTAGCGTGCTGAAAAATCTTTAAGGCATTAGATGTCAACGGAGCGCCGTCATCAGCGGCGGCAACAAAAGCTTTTTGCAGCGACTGCTCAAGGTCTTCACCGATAAGGTCAAACTCTTTTAGCTTACTTGCATCAATGCCAAGGGCCCGAATCTGTGCCTTGGCTGCCACGTCTTTCGCTAGTTTTTGTGCGCTCCTAAATGAAGCAAGCTTAGACCCTACTGCGGCAATGCCGGATTCAGCGGCCCTGCCAAGCCCAATCAAAGCTACGTCTGAAGCTACATTTTCAGCCGCCTGCCCCACAGAAGAAAGACCAGCTTCTTCAGCTATGCGCCCTAATGACACCTCGCTCCCTGCCCGCGAGATAGACTCGGCCAGCGGATTAAGAGAGTCTAAAGATGGGCCTTGCTCTAGAGAACTAGCAAGGACATTTCTCCCTGATTTTACTACCCCACTAAAAATATTCCCCGCAGCAGAGCCGGCCTGAGAAAGGATTTCAGGAGCAGCCTCTAGGACTCTTTTGGTAGCGGAGCCTGCCCCCAGCGCCAAAGGGATTCTCGCGGCTGGATGCATGCTCGCCGCAGAAGCAAGAACCGAGCCTGCGGTAGATAAGCCGCCAGCGGTAGTTAGGTCTCCATAAGTCGGGATTAGAAATTCCCCTACAGTTTGAGCCCGCCCCGCTTGTGCCTCTTGCGCCTGTGGGGACGCTAATGCCTGCGCTTGGAAAGGGGTAGTTGCTCCAAGCTGAATGTCTTGCTGGCCAAAAGTAGGGCTAGGCGAGCGCAGCCCCGCCGCAATCTCTAAAGCTTCAAGCTCAGGGTCAACGTCGCTAGGCTCACGAAGGCCGGCTCTGCGCTCTAATTCTAAAAGTTCTTCGTCCATTAGAAGACCTTGCCCCCGCTTTTTAAGAACGCCTTTTTCTGCTCCGCAGACATTTGGTCATACTGTCCTCTAGGGATGCCAGAAGGGCCACCGCCCGTTGACGGAGGAGCTTCGTCGAGCGGGAAAATCTGCTCAACGTCTCCAGACATAAGAGCCCTGCCTCTTTGGGCAAGCCTTCTTTTCTTTTCTACCTGCCCTCTATAAATAGCTTCCATTGCTTGCTGATAAACAGGCAATGTGACGAACATCCCTTGAATAACGGCATCATCAACGATTTGCTGGTCTTGCGCGCTCAAAACACCAGCAACTTGCGACTTGCCAGTCTTGAGACGATTAATAGCCTGAGCAGCATTAAAAAGAGCCCCTTCGGGCGTTGGGGAGATAAACTCTGAAGCTTTTCTTTGAGTCAAGCTGAAAAGCGTCTCATTCGCTGCTTCAGGGTTTTTAGCTAAATAATTGTCCACCGCTAATAAAACATTTTTACTGGACTCTGCCGCGAGGCTTTCGTCCTCAAAGCTCTTTTGAACGGCGTCTAGGGACTCTTTAAAGCCTTGCTTCTCTAAGCTTACAGTTATGCTCGTGCCTTTCTCTCCAAGCCCTCTACGCGCTTTTCCCTCTTGGTAGTTAATCAAAAGACCATCCGGGCCATACTTCCGCACCTCGGCTTCTTTTACCCTATCTCCGGCCCGCTCTTCCTTCTCAAGCCCCTCTCGCTGCTTAAGTAGTGCCTGCCTTTCTGCCAAGACACCCTTAGCTTCCGCTGCCGCCTTCAGCTCTTTCTTCTTTTCGTCTTTAAGGAGCGTGTCCTGAAAAGTCTTCTGAGCACCAAGCCCAGCGCGAGCACCGGCGACGCCGCCGCGATTGCCTCCCAGAAGGTACCCACCAGCAACAGGGACAAGGGCGAGGAGCGCTTGGGCGACCATTTGGCCAACCTCATCTTCCTCATCCTTCCCGCCCTGAAGACTAAGGTTAGCAAACTTGGTTTCATTGGCATCCAGCATTTGCTTATTGCGGTCTAGAGCGAAATGAATGCTCTTTTCGGAGTCCAGCTCTCCCGGGATGGGCTCCCCAGCTTGAGGGATGTAACTAGAGATAGCACTCTTTGCGACAGCCTTATCAGCCTGAAGGTCGGGGTCATCAGAGTAAGTATAACCAAAGTTAGCGTCAGGGGAGGTTACGCCAAGCCCAGCGCCAATGCTGGCTAACTCTCCCTCGTCTTCATCTTCATCGTAGAAAGGGTTCATAATTAGAATACCGGGTACGGCCTCCCTCTTTGGATAGCCTGTCTGTACAGGTCCATCTGCTCTTTATAACGCCTATTGCCCTGCCCAAGTTCTGCCATCGTCAACACGCTACTAAGGGCTCCAGCCCTCTCCTGCCCAAGCTGAGAAAGGTTGAACTGCTGATTCGCCGTATTAACAGCCTCCTGCCCAGCCTGAGACTGCCCATACGCCGCTAGGCTCTGAGTCCTTCTCCCAAACTCATCAGCCTCTACGCCTCTCACAGACTCCCCATAAGCCTGTAAGCGCCTCTGTTGCTCATCTGCGTTACGAACGAACAGGTCCTGCTCTAGGTTCTGCTGCTCGCCCATTCTAGCCCTATTTAGATTTGCCATCTGAGCTGCCGCACTAGCGCCCCTTACGCCGCCCCTAGCCTGAGCTATGGCCTGCTGCCCTATCCCCGTCTGATACTGCCTGTCTATGCCTCGCTGGGCCTGCTCCCTGAAGCCCTGAGACTGCTGGCTGGTATAGCCCCCAAGCCCAGCCTTCATCTGGTCCAAATAGCTCTGTATATCCCCAGAGCGGCCACCATCTGCATACTGCTGAGAGAGGGCCTGATACTGATTAAGGATACCCTGCATCTCAGGGCTGGTAGTGGCATTAATCCGGCCAAGGCCGCCCTCGTAGAATCCCCCAAACTGAGCAAGGGCCTGCCCCGCCCTAAACGGGTCATTAGCAGTCCCCAGAAGTCCCTTTCTTAACGACTCAGATTGCCTCCCACTAAGCTGGTTCCCCGTGGCCTGCATCGCCGCCTCAGCTTGTTTTCTCTGTCGCCGTCTTGCCATAAGCCCTCTCTACTCAACAGGATACTTGATATAGAACGACACGACTATGGTCCCATTGGCAATGTTAGACCCAGCCGTAGTGTTTGAGATGTTCAGGACAGGAGACCCCGAAGATAGCGCTATAACAGCCGCCTTCGCTGCCCCATTCTCAAAGATATTCCCAGCCCCCGGGAACTGCTGCACCTGCCCTGTGTTTGAAGCCCTAACAGGGCAAGGCAGGCTCACCGTAATAAGCGTAGCAGGCCCAGAAGCCAGAGTAGCAAGAACCTCTCCCCATGCCTCGCAGTAAGGAGAGCCCGGAGCCTGTGAATATTCGCCTATCCTAACCGTCTGACCAGAGAGAGTCCCTGTATCCGCTGTAAGAACAGGAAGGTACTGCTTCGGAACATAGTCAGTCGCAAATAGCGGATTAAACTTACGCAGCTCCCCCGCCCACCTCTGAAGGGTCATTAAAGGGTTAGAAGTGAGAGGAAGGCTTAGCTTACTCACGGGTCAGGTATCTCCGTGTCGGGGGTGCCACTATTCTGCAAGAAATCCACCTTCTGGTAATTCCCCACATCGACCGCAATCTCCCAGCCAGTCAGATGGAAGGTATGAAGCTCTGTCATCGACTCAGTGCTGATAGCAACCTTAATCGCTCTCGCATTTAGTTTTGGCAGCTTAATCACCCTCTCAAAAATAAGAGAGCTTGAGAAATTGAGAGTATAGGTAGCAACGGGCGTCGCCTCAAAGAAGTCCTTATAAACCCTCACCGTATAGGTAGCAGTGTTAGTTACATCCTCTTCCTCGTAGGGCTGCCGGAACCTAAACAGCTTAACCCTAAGCCAGAGCTTCTTAAGAGAAGGCTCATCAAGATGAATCCACTCAGTTGTATAACTAGGCTTAAGAATACTTAAGAAATCGCAATAGAGACTTCTCGCTTGGTAGAATGTCCCCAGAAACGTAGAACTCTCGAAGTACCTCGCAGGGTTCGTCTCATATAGGACGACTCCATTGGTATTCGTGTCCCCCTTGTATCCGCCACGAGAGAACCAGCACACCACGTCGTCAAGCATGAACATTCCGCCGCTAGGCTCATATACGCCAGTTGCAGAATGCCGCCTCTGGAACCACGCTTCCTTCTCGTAATTATAGGCGTAGCAATAATCCCTGACTAAAGAGCTGCCCAAAGATGCTCTCTGAGGGAAGAAGAGAATGACGCTCTTATTCGCATAGTCATTCACCGCCACGACCTGAGAAAGCTCAATATCAGCGTTATTGACTATCTGCGGATTAATCGCATCTCCAAACTCTCTGACCACGCCACCAGCATTGAACGCCTTTACGCCGAGCTTCCCGACCCCAATGATGGCCCCGCCCATGTTAATAAGGCTCGCCTGAGAAGAGACTCCATAATCTCCTTCGGTCAGAGTCCTCGCAACGAAAGCCCCAGCATTTAAGTCACCAGAAAGCGCATAAGTTGCAGAAGGCTTAAACACCATCAAGCTATCCGACTGGTCGCTAATCGCTCCAGAGATAGCGCCCTCGATGTTTGAAGCAATATCTGTGTAATTGCTGGCAAGCGGGACCGCCTCTGGCCCTTCTTCAATCGCACTCCACGCAACAGTATTCGGCTCTCCTGCCACTCCCGTATAAACAAGGCCGCCCTGATGCGGGACTACTATCCTCGCTGCTGGCGGAGGGTCTCTCTCCTTCCCTATCTCAGACTCAATAAGCTGCTCGCCAAGGTTGGCGTCAGTCACGTTATCTATGAACGTAGCCCCTATGGTGGCCGTTACCAATCCCGGGATTAAAGACGCCTCACTTACTTTGTAAAATAGATTACCGCCATCAGTAGTGCGATAAAGAATCGCCGTCATCCCGGCAGACGCGAACACTGCTGTTGCCCCTGTCCCAAAAGGAGGGCCGTCAAAAGTTACAGTGGTAGAAGTCAGGGCAGTAATCTTTCTATCAATCGCAGAAACTGCGGATGGCCCATAACTTGCAGAAAGAACATCGCCAACCACAAAGTTGTGAAGACCAGTGAAATTTAACGTATTAGCCGCTGCCTGCCCCGAAGCTAAGAAACCACCTCGATTATTACACCCCTCAAAAGAATTTATGTAGATTGCCTCTCCACTGGTTACCGAAATAGCCTTCTCCACGGTAAGAGTGGTTGAGGTAACAGAGATTACTTTTCTTCGGTACCAAGCGCCGCCTACTTGGATGAGCACCTCGCTAAATGGAGTCCCCACGTCTGCAAGAGCGTTAATAGGAATAGCGGTATAAGAGCCGGTGCCGTTAATAGTGCAAAGCAAAGTTGCAGGGGCTAATCGGGGCCGAAATACAGCCACATCAATCGCCTTACTATTGTTCGCCACGGTAAACGACACTTCGTCCGATGGCTGGCTTAATACTACATCCCCGTTCCTTAACTTATGCCTATAAACCACCTTGTACTTAAACTTCTGCCCAGCCGTGAATGTAGAGGCAGAGGCGCTTTCCGCTACTGAGGAAATCTTGGCTTTAGGGAGGCCCGCCCTATAGGTGGCACTACCATCAAAGCAAACGGGGAAGCGCTCTTCGCTCCTTAGATAATCATACCCAGTAGAAGAGGAAGGAGATGATTGCTCAGAAACTCCCGTTCCAATAAAGGCCCTGCCATTAGCAGAGACAGAAGAGGCGTGAGCCCATCCCTCTTTGTTGGTGCGGGCGTTGCGGTAAAAAGAAAGGAAAGGCGGGGTCTCTCTCGTCCCTACGACAGCTCCATTTACTCCCCAATTCCAAGTGGGGAAAGTCACCGTCATAGTGTCAGGGGATGTAGGTAGATTGGCTGCGTCAGCGACCTTAAACTTAATCCCAGCAGCAAGGCTCCCTAGCACCCCAAGCACCTGATTGTCTACTACGGTAGCCGGAAGATTATAATTAGACTCCCATGTAACAGTGGTCGCAGAAATTCCCTCTACGCCGGTCCCGTATAGATGGGTCCCGAGGGTAGAGTTTGTGCTTATAAAAACAAGGTTATCATTCGCGACAAAAGTGTGCCCGCTATCTACCGTAATGCTTTGACCCCCTGCTGCGGTAGTTTGATTGCCATTGACTATGGCGAACTTCTCCGTAGAAGTAGCAGAAAAGTTAGTAAGAGCATCAATGCTCTGGATAAGAGAGTAAATAGTGGTAGAGGCGGTAACGTCTATCGCCGCAGGCGTTTCCCCCTCTTGGTAAATAGTGAAGACATACTTGCTCCCATCAGCCGCAGGAGAGAAGTCATAGTCCCAAGAGGTTGACCCACCAGTCCTTGTGATAGTGAACGTGGCATCCCTAAGATAGAAAAGCTCAGGGCCTATCCCGAAGACTGTCCTTACCGTAGCCCCAGTTGCCGGGGCTAGATAGGAAAGAGTGCCTCCAGATACAAATCCAGTTTTCTCAAAGCCTATCCCTTGAAACCCGTAACGAGAGGTTAGCGAATAGCCCTCATTAAAGCGGAGATTAAGCAATGCCGATGCCTCGTTGACAGAGGCAGTAAGAGGACTCTTGATAAGATGTAACCCTTCAAACTCTTCAAAGCTTTGAAGGAAAGCTCTCTCGCCCATCTACCACTCATAGAAGTTAAGCATAGGGATTAGCTGCATCTCAGCAGATTGCGTTGCATACGCACGAATAATATCGGCCTCCATATCCTTGAGGCTCGCATTCTGAGAGACCACATCCGCGCTGCTTTCTATCTGGAAGAGAGACTGAGCTGCATAGTGGATTAAATATCTTTCACACTCATCAGGAAGTTTAGAATGAGTTGTAGAATACTTCCCGAAGGTCACATAGTCATTGGCCGCTATCGTGTCACCTGAATTAACGAAGGTGAACCCAGCGCGAGGAGTAAGAGTATTGGTCCCAGTATCGTAAGAGCCAACAGGAATGTTGTACGCCTTTACGTTGCCGTCTTGGTCGTTAATGCAGATGTAGTCTATCGTCGAAAGATTGGGAGTGCTCGTCTCATCCGCCGAACTATCAAGCACAATCGAAGTAAACGTCGTCGATGTAAGTCCGTTGACCGTCGTAACTTTGCCACGCCTTATGTCCAAAGTATCAAGCGCCCTATCATAGCTCACCCGAATCTTAGCCTGAGTAAGGTTGGGGATGGGGGTTAGGTAAACCTTCCCCTGAGCGATGAAGTATCCAAGTGGGTTATTTGAGTTCTCAAGCGCACGATTGAAGAGCTGCTGCTTCTCCATCCGCACATAATCCTCCTCGTTTCCTGAGTAGGAATACATGACCTGATGAATATGCTTGTTAAACGCCAGCCTGTCAGGGATAGCGTAGCTTTCTTGTCCTGCAACGATAGAGATGTCCTTCTCGGCAAAGAAAAGCCGCTGAACATTCTTTAAGTTAAGGAATAGCCCCTGCAATCTGTTCTGGGCGTCGTTAAGGAACTGGATGACGGTATTGTCCGTCACCGGCAGCGTGCCGTCCTCGTTCGCCGTAGTGCGAGAGATTTCCCTCGCTTGCAGGATAAGAAAGTCTAAACGCCTCATTACCGACCCATACTGCGCTTAATCCCAGCAGCAATTATATCCAAGGATTTCTTCTTCCCAGTTGAAGTGTTTGATGGCACAGCGCTAGGTACGCCCCCAAGGTCAGTAACACCATCTGAGCCTCCGTCTCCAGCATCTTTATCAGCCAATTCCATTCCACTTTTGCTATCATCCTCATCCAGCATACTCATTATTTCGCCGCACAAGGACCTAAGCCGCATTTTGTCCATAACCACCCTTTGCCATGTTGTTTAGCATCCCATAATACTTACCGAACGTCTCAGTAGGGTCAGGATACTTACTAAACCCAGAGTCTATAGGACGCCGTAGCTTCTTCCTCGATAACTGCTGTTCCTCGGGGAATTGAGGAGCGCGAATCCCGCCACCAGACGCAGCAGGAGCGGGGGCCCCGGGGAAGAGCCGATTAATCTCAGCAGAGAAGGCATTATACTCCTCCTCCCCTAATTTTTGGTCTGCCTTTAGTTGTTCAATGCCAGCGAGAGCCGTATCCCTATCGCCAACACCAAACTTAGTGTAAAGAGAGCGAAGGTTGTTATCCAACTCTTCTTGGGTCGTAGCTCCAGTAGTAGCAGCGTTCGTAAGGTACGAAACCATATCAAGCGACAGCTTCGAGTCCTTCTTCCCGCCACCGATGAGATACCCAAGAGGATTAGCCCCGCCTACCGCCTGATTAACTAGAGGGTTCGCCCAATCAATCTGATTGTAGCTCCGCTCACCCCCATCCGTATTGACTAGTTTAGCGCCGCCATCCTTCCCAAAGTCAAACTTGCCGGTAGGGAGGTCTAAGGTGAAGTCCTCATTTAAGGCTCCAATGCTCTGTAAATACTTACGAACTTGGTCCCGCTTCATCTGGTCTTTAGACTTGCCAGAAGCAGTAAATTTCCCCACCGCGCCAGTGATAGCTCCAATACCAGCTCCAATACCAGCTCCAGCAGGGCCAAAGTAAGAACCAATGGCCGCCCCAGAAGCCGCCCCTTGCCCAATCGCACTCATGGGAGAGCCGTGGCGAGACTGATCCCCGAACCCTTTTAAAAGCTTGTAGCCGGTATAGGCTCCAATAGCAGGGCCAATAAGGTTCCCTTGTAGGGCCTGCCCAGCGCCACCAACGACGCCAGAAGTGCCACCAGCAGCACTGCCAGTGACCCCCTGAAAAGCCGCAGGAACCGTAGAAGCGGAAGTGCCAGTTGCAAAAGTGGTCGTCCCCAACCCTTCAATGGCACCGGCAAGATTGCTTAAGGATGGAGCAGCAGAAAATCCATTAGTGAGGCCATAAGCAGCAAGCCCAGCGCCCACAGGTACAGCAAGGTCCTTAACCCCCACGGAAGGGGCTTTGGGCTGCGCGGGCCCGACCGACCTTTGCCCTGATTTGAGCTTCTGAATTTGCTCTTCAAGGTACTTAAGAGTGGCCTCATCTTCTGGCCTCATTTAGGCTATCTCCCCCCACGCTGGCCACCAAACGTAGTCATGAAGCGCCTAAAAGCAGCATTTGCCGTCTTATTCTCTCTAGTCTTCTCTTGGTCTACACCTTGCTGAGTGCCGGGCCTTGGCATCGGGTTAGGAGTAGCCATGCTTTGAGGAGCAGGAGTAAGCGGCCCGGGAGTCGCTCCCCTCGCCTGAGCAGAGCCCGGAGGAAGCTGCCCGGGGAGATTTTCCATCATAGGAGGAGCGCCTACAACCTCCCCCATTTGCTCGGGAGTATAATCAGGAACCAAGAACTGAGGCTTATTAACCGGCCTTTGAGCAGCCGCAGGCTGAGGGCCAAACCCAGCAGGATTAACCTCAGCCCCTAACCCATAAGTAAATCCGCCCTGATTAGGAGACCACCCGCCATGCGTAGCCCTGAACTCCCCCAGCTTTCGGGCCTCATCCTCTTCTCGTATTTTGGCAAGAGCAGCCTGCATCGCAAGCGCCTGACCCCTAGTAATCTCTCCAGCCATCTTACCTACCTACGCGAGAATAAATATCAGTGAAGTTATCCTTTGCCGCTCTCAGTGCCCCTCTCTGCGACTGGCTATAGCGGTCAGAAATCCCAAGAGCTGCCTCTAGCATCGCAAGCTCCCTATCCGCCCCGCCTCCACCGCCTTTCTGGTTCAGAATACGGAACTTCTCTAGCTCAAGCTCCGCAATCATCTTCTCTCGGTCATAATCCTGCTGGGCCTTAAGACGCTCATCCTCAGCCCTATTCCCAAAAAGCCCCCCAGCAAGAGAGGCTACAGCAGTTATCGCAGCAGGTAGCCAAGCTGACATGCCCCTACTCCCCTCTAATCGCGGTTAAGTAAATCGAGCCAGATGTCACATTAATACCGGCTTCTCTTGCATAAATTGGCCCAGTGACATCTACGCCCATCGCCCCAAAAGGAATTACTATTGGGTAGGTAAGGGTAAAGGCTGATTGCGGAAGTAGAGTCAGCCAGTCAGTTACCCCATCCAAGGAGAGGACAATCGTCTGGTCGCAGTTATGATAAACTATCAAACCGACAACTCGGTCTCCGGGGTCAAATATGCTCTGGAAGCTGGTTGTTAGCCCGCTGCCAGCAAAGGCCACTCCAGAGCTGTTTCTTTTTACCCGATTACGCTGAACGCTCATATTTTAATACTCCGAAGGGTCATCCCACCCGATTACAAGCGCCTGCATGTTTCCATTTGCCGCAGAACCGCCCGCGTGAGCATAAGAAAGAAGAGGAATTGAAGATTCGCTCATGTTGCCCACCACAGTCACAAGCCCCTCTACCCCAGAAACAAGGACTACCGGGGTCCTACGAAACGGCCTGTTTAAAGTTAGTGCATATTGGCCAGTGCCGGGAGTTGCTAAAGTCGCAGACTGCGCCCCGTCCTCAAGAGCCCCGTCCTTAATATAGAAAGCGAGCGCCCTACACTGCCTAGAGCAGTTCATTATAGGGGTCTTCGCTCCGCCCATCTCATCATGCAAAGAGGTCCCAAGAGCGAGGAAAGAGAACGAGTTTATAGACGCAGTTCCAGAGGTAGCTGCCGTAATAACGAGACGCACCCCAGCATTGGTTCGCGAAATCCCTCCATTAACATACTGCTGAATGAGCTTTACGTTGTTGGTATTGGAGCAGTTGGCGTAAATAAAAGGGGCCTGATTGAAGAGCGCTCTTAAGAAGGTAATATCATATACGCCGTTGCCAGCAACATCGGTAACCGTAAATTCTTTTGAGGCATTCTGCTGCCCCCCAGAGGTGAGATAGCGCCCTGCCATTAGAGAGCACTGCCCTCGGCGCGAAAACTTAACATCATTTAACTGAACCCTATCAGTTACCTCAGAGTCAAAGCAGACGATTATGCCTTGCATCCGGCCATCTGCCGCAACGCCGTTAGCATCTGCTATCTTAATAGTGACTGGGTTAATGACGGTACGAGCGACATCAGCTCGCAACGCAGCCCCGCCGAACAATGTCGTCGAAGGCTCAACAACAGTCCCAAAAAACATGGGCCTTGCTTGGCCGGGGTCTTTAAGGGTTATCTCAACAATCCCAGTCCCGCCACTCGCAAGAGACTCGATGTCGTCGCTCCCCTGATTGATTGTGAACGTAGACCCGCTCTTTGTAATGTCTACGCCAATCATCCTCAGCTTGGCGTTCTCTGAAACTATGGGCCAAAGCATACCACTACCCTATTAACTGAAGGGCCGGAGATTCGGCCACTCTTAACTTAGTCTTTAACTGGGCCATCTCTTCCTGACGGCGAATAGTCTCATGAAAAAGCACGCAGACCACATCAAGAAGCTCTTCCTGATTACACTCTGTAAACTTCTTCACGTAATCCTGCCCCGTATAAGGGTCTTTAAAGGCCCAGCCAGAATTGCTAAATTTAGCTCCTTGAGGCACCTCTACCCCGTACCCATGGTTGGAGCTTGTCCTCTCAAAACCTACATCAACCTCAATCTTGGCTCGCTTGCCAATGGTAGATAGCCCCTCAATCAACTCAGAGAGTTTGTCTTCTGGCGACTGAGGGGCTCCGTATAAACCGCGCATACTTACTTAGTTGCAGACGGGTACCAACGAGTATCAGGCTCTGACCACATGAAGCTCTGATGCGAGTTGCTAAGTAGCCGCTGATTGCCACCATCGGCGACGCGAGAAGTTCCAGCAACCGCAAAAGTGTGGTTCACACTTGAGCGATTTATAATATGCAACTCCACGCCCGTCTTCCTTACCGCCGGAGGAGCAAGGATTAGGCCAGTCCTAGCGGAGGCCGCAGAGACAAGCATAACCGAAGCCACAGGGCTAATCGTGAAATCGTTTCCAGAAATATCCACATTGGTATTATCTACTTCTGGATAAACCTTCCGCTGCGCCAGCCCCGCCTGATTCACGGTAAACGCACCATTAGCAAGCGTCACGAACGCCGCATTAGAAGTCAAAGCCGACTGAACAGTGTTATCAGGGGCACGAAGCGAAGTCGTGTTCCCAGATACCTGCAAAAACTCAATACTCATACTTTCCTCTCTCTTAAAACTAAAACGCCCCCCGTATTGCTACGAGGGGCTAATCAACTACGTAGTGGTTAGTCCAGCCATGTAGCCATGTGCGGTCGGAGTAATTCCGAACTCACCATAAACTGCATAGCGAGCCTGCCACGTATCGTTCGTAGGCGACATGCGGAAGATGCTTCCTCCAGCAGTCGGGTCCTCAATCCACCCGCCATCAGGACGAGCGTGGAACTCTACGAAGTCAGAATTGAGGAAGTACAAAGTGTCGTCCTCAACAAAGCGCTCCGCAATCACCGGGACCGGGCCAGCGTCACTCATGAACTCAAGAGCAGAGAACGAGAACTTACCTTTCGGCCCCTCGTTGCGGCTCTCAACCACCATGTAACGCTTCTGGTCCTCAAGCTGATTGAGCAGCTTTCGGTACTGAACAAAGCTGGTTACCAGCATGTCAGGCGTCTCGCCGAAGGCATACTTAATCTCAAGCATACCCTCGTTCAGAAGGTCAGGGACAAGCCCCGCGCCTACTGACGCATTCTGGTACGAAGCCTGCCATCTGTACCCAATATCAATCTGATATGCCTGTCCGCTTGTCGCAGCAAGAATACCACGCAGACCGGAAGCATCATTGCCTCGCGAATTCTGCATGTAGATGTTATGAGTACCAGCTCCAATGGTCGCAAGATTCAAAGTTGCACCATCTCGCTGAGTAAGCCGCACCACCCGAGTCGCACGAGTTACGTTGGTAACCTCGAACAGAGCACTGTCAGAGTTTACGTTCACGTAATCTTTGGTCTCGAAGTTAGCGAGCTTCCAAGAAGCAGCAGTAATAGTCACATCGTACACGTTCGGGGAAACCAGCGCTTGGCTTCCAGAGAACGAGCCGAGCCGACCGTTACCCGCGCCGGAATCAGCAAGGTGGTCATTGAAGAGCATGCGCGAAAGGTTCGCCTGCCAAGACTGAACGCCGCGCTTTACTGGCTCACGAGAGAGCCGCACAAACGCGCCTTCATCAGTCTGAGAAGCCTTAATCGCCTCGTTATCAATCTCGATAAGGGCATAAAGCTTCTTGGCGTTGATTCGCATACGAGCGTAATTCGTCGCATTTGCGCGAGGAATCGAGCCCGAACCGCGTCCACCACCAAAAGAGGTAGGAACGCTGATAAGCGCCTCTTCACCAACAAAACTATCGTTACGCTTAATCTTCGCAAGAACGACGTTCTCGCTGTTGAACATATCGCGGCTCATGCGGAGGTATTTGGTTTTAAATACCCCCTGAGCCGTAGTAAGGTTATAAGTAGCCATACGGCAGCACCGTTAAATAAAGGTTAATGAGAAACGGCGCTGCTTTAGCTTTATCTAAATCGCGCCGCCCAAGCTTCCCGCTCTAGCTTTCTCTGCCATTCGCGGTCAGCTTCTACGTCCTCATCACCCTTCTTCGCCGCGCTGCCCTCCTTAAGGCTTGAATTGAGGCGCTGTGAGCGCGCCTTTTCAACCTTACGGTTTAGGTTCTGAACCGACTTTGAAGGAGTCGAAACAACTTGCTTAATAATATACTCTAGGTCCTCAGGCGTCCATTTTGGGTTTTGATAGGCTTGAGCATATAACTGCCTATACAAATCCTCTTCCTTGAGGAGCGCCTTGTCGACCTTACTCATAGCCTGCTGTACTTTTATCTGAGTTGTCAACTCATGATGTACTTGGATAACCTGCTCAGGCCCAACCTCCTCTATAGACTTAAACTGCTTGTCAGGCCCTACTAGGTTCTCCTCAATAAGCCCATAGAGCCCATTGAACTGCTCAGGCGTAATCCCCCACGCCTTTGTTAGCTCACCAATCTTTTGGGCTACAGCTTGAGCCTGCTGCTCAAACCCCACCTGCCCCTCAAGCTCTTTAGCCCTCCTTTCGGCCTCCTCCGCCCTCCTTTCAGCAAAATACTTCTCCCTCTGCTCAGGGGTCATCCGAAAGTAAATCTCATTAACCTTCTCTAAGTTCTCAAGAAATTGCTTCTCGTAGGCGACCGCATCCCCATTAGCGCCAGCCGCCATCTTAGCGAGCGCCTTTAAAGCGGGGAGAGGGTCCCCAGTCTTAGAAATCTCTACTACTTCCCGCGCCCTTTGGAGGATGTTTTGCACCTGAGCGGTGGCGCGCCTTTCCTTCTGGTCGGCAAAAGTAAGCCTGCGGTCAATGTTCCGGTTAAACTCTTCCTGACCAAGCTTGGCCTTAATCGCGTCTTTAATGGCGAACTTAAACGGCTTTCCATTTACCTCAAATTCAACCTCAGCACTTTCTGGGATATCCACCTCTTCATCACCGAGACGAGCCTTAAGGACTCCAGCAGGAACATCAGAATCCTCGCCTTCTTCGCCTTCTTGGTCTTCACCGCCCTCTTCGCTGGGTTGTGTTTCAGGCTCAGATTCCGCTTCTGCTGGAGTTTCTTGTTCACCGCCCTCTCCTTCTAAAGACTTTACGACCTCCTTAGCCGCTGCCTTTTTTTGAGCCGCCTCTTGGATAGCGACCTGCTTGTCAGCCTCGGCCTCTATCTCCTCAGCCTCAGCCGCGGGCTCAGAATCATAGATTTTTAGAAGCTCATCAGCCGTCCCGGGGCCTCCCTTCATACCAACCGGGGCCGGAGTCTGCGAAGAAGTATTAGGTGTCATATTCATGGTAATGGTGCTGGTGTTACGCTAGGCGGTGGAGGAGCAACAGGGGCTCCTTGGTCAAGAGGCATCCCCGGGTCAAGAGGAGCCTCTGGCATTGTAGAACCTACCGGCCCGGGAGGGGGCATCATACCGCCGCCCATTATAGGAGGAGGCAGAAGATTCGCCCCCGGAACCGGCAGCTGAAAGACCACAGGCCACTGTGGGCATTCAAGCATGACCTTTTGCTTAAACAGCTCATTTGGCGCTGCGTGCATAATCCCAAGCGCGTCAATTACCCCATAAGCCTTCACATACATCAGATATTCAGTCATCTGCATGTGGTCTAAAAGAAGCTGACGCGCTTCTGGCGGGACTACGGTCTTAAAGTCTATGCCCTGCATCTCCTGAAGATGCGTTCTCCAGTGGACAATGAGGTCTTCGTAGTTAGTAGGCTCAGGGACTGGAGCCCCCTTCCTCATCTGCTCGTTCTCTGTATTCGCGGCAACATAAGCCTTAGTTGCCACGTCCTTAAACTCAGCAAGGGCTCCAAGGTCTAGTAAGCGAATAAACTGCTCTCTGCCTATTGGCGCATCGGGCGGGAGCCGCACATTCGCAAGCTCAATAAGCTCTTCCACCCTAGCTGCTGGAGACTGCGATAGCGCGGTAGTACTCTCCACTCTGATGTCATAAGGCTTGGCAAGGTTAGCCACCTCAAAGGAGCGAATGCGATACTCGTTTGTTTTGCCCGCAACCCTCGCAAGACGACCATCAGAGTCATCATAAAAATCCCCTGCGGTGGCAAGCGTCATCTTTGCGTCACCCACAAGAGCCACATCGTTGTACTTAATCGCCATATAGTAGGCGCGCTTGTCTTCTTGCTCCTCCACGATGCGAAGCGCTTTTGCTGCACGGATGCCGCTAGGAGCTTGACCAGTAGAGAGCGTGTATTGGCCAGAAAGCTTATTGAACATCTCCTCAAGTTTATTGAGGTACCCAAAGATTTCCTGCGGGAACACTCCGGTCTGCAAAATTCCGGGCGGCTGGTCAGAATACTGAATGATAGTCGACTCATTCACAAGCTGCTGCACATCCACCGTTCCTTCTTGAGCGGTAATCTTTGGATGGGCAAGAAGAACAAGGCTCTTGTAGATAAGAGAAGCGCACGCATTAATCTGATGCTGCACTGGGAATATCTGCTGAATAAACGACATTCCGCGAGACTGGCCCGGCACGTCTATGTCAGACAGATAGATGTATGGGAGCTTGCCGTGAGAGTAAGGCAGCTCAGTATTCTCAAGGATAACGTTCTTGATGCGCTTAATTAATCGGCCCTTATCGAGCATTGGGTGATGCCGGTGGTAAAGCGTATAGAGAACACAATCGTTCTCAGCCTTAGCAATGTTTACGTCAAAGTCTTTAAAGATGTTAAACCCGCCGTCTGCTTTTATCTGATCGGCCTTGTCTGGGTATCGAGCCTTAAGCTCATCTACGTTTACTACCTCCCACTCGATAGCCCAATCAATCTTGTCACGAGACGAGCATGGCTCTTCAAATACGTGGTATCCGGGGACAATGCGATGCTCAACTTCGCCGATTCTTACTGCTCTCTGAATGTAGAGAGGTTTGCCGTCTTGTCCCATTACAGGCTGACCAGCAGAGTCTAGAAGAGGAATGCGCTCCCCTCTCTGAGATAGAGCTACGTAATCAGGATGAAGGTCGCCGAGGTCCGGGTTATAATTAATAAAGCGGAAGCACTCACCAGTAACTTTAGTGAGGCGCACAAGCTCTGCATTCTTTTTGTCGATTTCATTTAGATACCAGATGTAATCGAGAACATCCTTAGCAATCTTTGCGTCCTCTGCGTCTTTTGCTTCAGCGTTAGCAGGGTTAATGGCAACCGCAGGGCGAAAGCGCGTGAGCTTAGAAACCCAATACTCCACGGCGTCCCATGTGTGATTGAGGACGATTCGTGGGCTCCTGCGATTGGAAAGAGCAACCTTCTCCCAGTAGCGATTGGCGTACTTTTCTTGAAAGAGCCACTGGATGCCGCGATAGATTAGAAGGTTGTCACGCTGAAGCTGAAAGTAATCGCCGTAATACTTTTCACAATACTCAACGGCCCCACTAAACCAACTCTCGACTTCATTATCATTACTAAAGTCAGGAATAGTCCAAAGCGGCTTTAACGCCACTACAGAATTAAGAACCTCATCAAAGGGGCTTCTGGTTATGGGGCCTATACTAAAGCTCATTGCGCTCTACCGTTAAAACGCCGTCTTGCGTCTTCCAGAATCTCCCTTTCTTCTTCTGTAAGCGTCGGCTCTAACCAGTCTATAGACTCATCCTCCCTTTTGGCTAGGTCCTCCAGAACAGAACGATTTTTTAAGGCTTGTTCATACGAATGTCTTGGAGGGCGAGTCGACAAAGCCTTTTGAATCTGCCCCACGCCAAGCACACCCGAACCAGCCAGAGAGTAAGCTCTTTCTGCCATTTTCTGGGCAACCTTCCCATCAATAACCTGCTTTTGATAAAGACCTATGAGGCGCTCAAAGCGCTTATTAAGCTCAGACTCCGCCTTAATCACGTCCTCTACTGCCCGATGCCCTCTTAAGACGGCGTTACTAACATCTTTGATGGCTTCTCGCTGCTTTCGCTGCACCCGCAGCATAAAAAGCATGGAAATAGCCAGAACCGCGTTACCAACCAGAATAATCGCTTGCAAGAGAGTCATTTAATACCTGCTCCGTCCAATCGTCGTTCTTTATATTCACTTGGGCTATCGCGTGAGGCACCCCCTCCGCCGCGAACACCTGCTTCTGCTCAGAAAACGGGACCTTTTGCCTCGCCCTAATGCCCAAAACCGGCACACTATAATCAAGGCAATCTAACAAATGGTCATTTAATTTCGGTATGTTACCGTTGTCGTCGGTAGAGTAGCTCTCAATTTCTTTTGCAAAATTGGTACATCTTTCAGATGCCAGAAAGGAGTCTTCGGTGGCCATTAAGGTTTTTAGGATAGAGAAGTTCATATCCTTCTTAAATCGCTGCTTCCTAGAGGGCGTAATGGAGATACTAAAATTAGCCACCATCTCCCTGCGGAACCACGCTGCGGCCTCGTCTGCACATCTGCGCCACTGGACTCCCGGGGCAAGCTCCAGTTCCTTCTTCTTGGCCACTGCCCAAATACTGGCCGTATCCATTTTCTTGCGGTCCTGCTCATAGATTTCATCAAGGAGAAAGAGAGTCGAGGTGTAAGGGTTATAGGCGAGGAAAAGAGCCGCAAAAGTGGAGGTGGTCCCCGGGTCAAACACCGTGGCAAAACGGCACTCCCCCATCTGCACAGACAGACGTGTCATTATCTCAGAATGCGGCCTCATGTGGGTTCCGCGAGACCAAAGCGGGAATATCATCTCCGCGCCGCCTATGCAGTCTTCGCCTAGATACTCGCGCTTCCAAACCGCCTCATCTCCTTGCGCGATAAGAGCTTCTCTAATCTTCTTAAGCTCATCCTTGTCGATGGTAGGGTTAATCTCGGTAGGGAATTCTAGATAAAGGCGAGTCTCATCCCCCTTCGTCTGCTCTTTTAAGAGCCTCTTCTTAAACTCAAAGTAATAACAATCCCGCTTAGGGGGAGTCCCGAGAGCTACAAGCACCGCAGTTTTTGCAAGAAGATTTGGGCGCATGACTTCAACGTCAAATTCCTTGCAGTGGTCTTGGAACTCGTCATAAATAACTAAGTCAGGCTTAATTCCTCGGAGCGCTGCGTAATTCTCGGCTCCCTCAACGCAAATAAACGCACCATTCTTAAATTCTAAGCGGTATTCTGACTTGTTGGGCTCCCCCTTAAGGTATTGACGGGGGCCATAGTCAACAAGGCGGTTAGACGCCCAGTAGATTTCTCCGCCTTGTTTTCTTTGAGGGCAAATAATGTAGATACGAGCATTAGGCGTAAGCATCGCCTTAGCCCACGCAATGTAACAGGCAGTCTCAGACTTTCCGGCATTACGCCCGTACTGAGCTTGGACGATGCGCTTGCCTTCCGAGAACACGGCCCTTGCAAGAGCTATCTGTCCGGGATGGAGCGGCCTCTTATGCACCGTATTGATACGGTGATAGAGGTCAGTCATCGCGACGACGTGGCTTTCTATGGCATCATTTGCCCAAATCTTAGAAAGCTTCTCCTTCGCTATCGACTCCCTCTCCCGGTATTCCTTCTTCGTTTCCGCCCTCGGTATCGCCACTTTGTTCCTTGGCAAAGTCTATGGCCTGTATCTGCATGGCCTCGTAATCAAAAACAGGGTCAATCTCTTTAAGCTTCTCCATCGCCGCGCCAAGCATTGGCCCTCCTTGCGGCATAGATTTATGAGCAATAGCAACATGACTGGTGGCCTGACCAAGCTCAAGGCGGCCCATCTGGTCTGCGGTATGAGCAACGGAGAGAATGGTTTTAGCCTCTGAAGGCTTCATGCTTCTTACGCGGTCTGGGTCTGCAAGGAAATTATTGAGCCATTCCTGCGTGGCAATAAGGGCCTTTTCTTTTATTTCTTGAATGCGCTGGATGTTAGTCTGCATTGCTTCCCTAATCATCTGCTCTTGGAACTCGTTCACCTTCTGACGAGTCTCAAGCATTATCTCAAAAAGCGGGAGCTTTGCGTCTTCTATGCACTCGTAGTCTTTCTCAATCTCCGTCAGTGCTGCGAAGAAGTCCTTTTCTATTACGTTTGCGAGTTGCTTTACCTGCTCCTTCGGAGTTTTGAACTGCCCCGTCCTCCGGCCCCCCGGCCCCCTCCTTGGACGCGGTGATTTCTGGCTCGTAACTTGGGGCCCATTGTCCATTGGCTCTGTCACGAATGACCTCTTCAAACGCTATCATCTCGTTAATAGGGAGATGGTCGATAGAAGAGACAAAAAAGGTCCTCAGCTTCTTTTCGAGCATCTCCCGCAAAAACTTCTCTAAAACCGGATACTGCAAATCCTCGCCTGCGATGCGCTTATAGCGCTGCTCGGTCAAGGATAAAAGGGCTTCTAGTTCGCTTCTCGTTCTCACTTAGCCCCTCGAAGATTCTTCCGTACGCGGTCAGCCACGCCTACTGCAAGAGCAAGCTGCACTATAAAGTTGACCACAGCCTCCATGTCTTTTGGGTTAGCAATAAGAGACTGGAAGGCGGCAAGTACGAGCGGATAATCGCCAAAAAGATGAGCCGCAACATAAGCTACTGCGGTCTTCCATCCGTCAAAGAACCCCCATATCTTTCCAAAGATACCTTTCATACTAGCTCTCCATCTGTAACATTTTTTGTATCACTGCCTGAAGGAACTCCTTCCCAAGGAACACACAGGAAAGAATGATAAGGATTTTCATGACAAAGTTTTGGTGAAGCTCTACGAAGGTCTCAAGCTTAGAATTTAGGTTGTCAACAACCTTCGTTAATTGGTCTATAGAGGACGCGAGCTTAGTCTCAGACATAGTTAGGCGTTCCTCTACCGCTCTTTGCCGGGCAAAGAGTTCTTGAATCATCTCGGAAGTCACCGCTGCTCTATCTCCAGCTCAAAACCGTCAAGACCCTCCGTTAAGCGTAGTAGCTTAAGGAACGCCCTCCGGCTTTCAGAGACGGCAGGGCTTATATTAAGCATGGTAAAGGAGGTTCCGACAATCAGGCAACCTCTGGTGTCCTCCATGAAGTTCCCGGCATGGAAAAGAATGCCATCTCGATTTGGAACGTCCGTCACCTCAAAGGTCTCTGGAATAACCTTCCCATTAAACAGCTTTCTATTAAAAACCCTTTTACACCAATACTTTCCGGGCGGTATGCAAGAAATGTTCTTTTGATTCTGCCGCCAAGGGGGTTCTAGGATAGCCAGCTCAACGCTACCCCTCCATAATAACACACCCATCGTGGGATGTCGCTGGTAGGGGCTTGGCAGTCGGATCAGGGAACTCGACGTCTCGGCTTTCATAGCACGCTCTAGCGTCATACACGCTCTCCCTCTCCCATCTAGTCTCTAAGATGCCTTGAAGCCATAAAGAGTTTGCAGCTACGTGCATAAGGGTTGGAGTATCAGTGTGATACATGCCGATTGTGTGCCCTATTTCATGGGCAACGATGACAACGCTAGGCGTAAAAAAACTAAAAGAGGGCTCTCCGACCCTATTAACAAGCATATTGCCTATAGAGATTCGGTCTTTATTTCTGTAGGTAACTCGGTCGACGGTGCAGACAGAAAGCGCCACTCCTCCTACATAAATAAGCCCCTCCTCAGAAAGCATAGGAGAGACTACATAGTGAACTAAGTCGGCTCTGCGCGTTAGCCTCGCATTCAAGCGGGTGCTACGAATAGCATAAAGACGCTGAGTCTGCTGAGAAAGCTGATTATACTGGCCCTTCAGGGGGTCTTTATAGAACCTGAAGCGAAATCTAATGGCGGGTTTTATGGGATTTCTTAGCGCGTGAAGCCTTTTTGCCTCTAGCACAACGGAGCGAACAAAATCTCTTGGCGGGACTCCTTCTGGCCACTCGTCGTTCTCTAAGACCGCTACGAGTCCTTTGAGTTCGTAGGCTTTTGCTTCTTGTCCTGTGAATCCCAGAAGTACCGCCCAAAGGCACGCGCATAAGGCCAATAAGTGCATATATCCTCCGCCATCCGGCAACGCTTAAATGAGTCAGGCTCTTTGGAAGCTATCAAAGTCCACCGCCAGAACAAAGACCAATCGACCTCGGATAGGCGCTCTTCTCCGCTCTTAGAATTCAGAAAACTTATGTCATGAAGCTCTGCTGCGCGGTCCATCCATTCGGGCGGGCGAAAGGGGCCAACACCAGCGCGATTGCTTGGGTCAGGCGGGAATTGGTTAATAATCCACTTAAGCGGATTGCGCCAAAAGCTACTCATAGCGCCCTGTCCGCATGTTGTATCTAAGAACGGTGCCGTCATCGCCCTTTATCCCGTCAACTCCGTTCCCTCCGCCCAGAAACCCAGAACCACCAGCTCCGCCTAACCCACCTTCGGCAGTAATCGAGCCACCTTCATCCACGAGCTGTTCATACGCCATCACGAGAACTCCTCCTCCTCCTCCCCCTCCTCCTCCTGCTCCTCCGATTGCCCCAATTCCTAAAATGCTCGCATCTCCGCCTTTTCCGCCTTGGCCTCCTCGCACAGAAATAATGCCGCCAGAAACAATGCGAACATAGCGAGCGAAAATCATCAGTACACGGCCACCTGCGCCGCCGCCCCCACCACCGGGGCCAGAGGTTCCGCCATCACCAGAGCCTCCACCGCCCCCTCCGCCACCAGTTCCAGCTTCAGACAGCGCAAATGCCGTGTTGCTTGCCCCAGTTCCTCTAAAAACTATGTCAAAAATAGCACCGGGGGCTGAACGCTGAGAGCCTCGATTCCCGTTACTACCAGCGCCACCAACCCCAGAGCCGTCTCCGCCTTTTGAGCCGTTGCCGCCAAGTCCGCCAAGGTAGATTCGGTTTGCAGTGATTGTTCCTGCGGCGGCAGAAACTCCGTTCACGATGCCACCCGCGCCCCCAACTCGGCCTGCGAAATTCGGCCCGCAAAATCGCACTGCGCCTGAGGCAGCAACGCCACCAGCGCCAGCGGTTCCTGAAGTCTGGCCAACACCACCGGCATTTCCTACGCCCGAAATAGTTCCAGCGACGGTGAGAAGATTATTGACGAAGATAATATTCCCGTCAGGAGAGAGTGTTACGCCTGCGTTGACGGTCAAGTCGGTGTAGTACTGATTGTTGGTAAGGGTAGTGTTGACCGAAATAGTAGCGGAACCACTTGCGCCATTCCCGAGCCATGCGCGCATGTCAGTTGGAGGAATGACTAGCATTACGCCTCCACTTCAGTGACAAGCATGTTCCCGCTCGCTACGGGCCAAATGCCCGTAACAATCCCAGAGTAATCGCCGGGGTTAATCTTGTAGTACCCGCCGGGCAAGACCTGCGCGGTGTAGCTTATTGTCGCGGCGCTTGAGCCCTTCTTTAGATAGCAAACGTAAGAAGAGTCATTATAGAACTCGGCCTCTTTCCTATCTGCGTTAGCTGCAAGCAGTGTGACAGACGAAGCTGATGCTGCTACCTGCGTTACGACTGAAGTAGCGCCGCCGGGGATGTTCGTGATCGTAACATCGTTGGTGTTGCAGGCGGTTACTTTGGTATTTAGGGATGCGAGCGTGGTTTCTGTGGCTACACTAACAGCGCTTGTACCAGAGCGTATTTCGACATGTGCGGAGCGCGCTTGCGACATCCGGATAGTGCCGATCTGCCCATTAGTGGCGTCAGTTGTGACCGAGGCGTTGTACTCAGCGCCCATGCGTAGCTGACCGGTTAAGGTCTTGGTACTGCTAGCGGCGGTTTGAAGCTTGTCACTAAGGGCCAATAGAGTTACTTCAGTGGCAAGGGCGTTATCTGTCCGGGGAAGCGAGTCAAAATTTACTTGAGGTTGAGAGCGGAATTGAACGGAAAGAGAAGAGCCTCCGACAGATGCTGTTACGCGAACACGAAACAGAGGATACTGCAATAAATTCACTGCGCCGATAAGAGCATCAGTGCCACTTCCGGCAAGAAATGATGCCGTAGAAATCTCCGCTACAAATTCCCCATCTACAGGGAACCGAGCCGTGATCCATGCCGGATAATAATTCACCCCATTGTCTGGAGAAAATTCAAACGCCACTGTGCTTGCGCCGGAGAACGGGGCCCCTCCCTCTCGCATGTAAAGAAACGCAGTCGAGTAGCCATTGCTAGGAAGCGCCGTTGGTGAAGCGGTTTGAGCGACTGCGTTTAGCGTGAAGGAGTCTTCAATGAAATTCCCGCTCGGCAGGCCCGCCCCCTGCACCTCAATCACCCCAGAAGAGTCCGTCTTAGGAGGAAGGTATCTTCTGAGGGAGAAGGCTTCCCCGGCGGATGGGGCGGTAGCAAGTAGCTGCCCGATGGTAAGAGTGTTGGTAGAAACTGCGGTTACAGAAAGGACCCTAGATTGTAATAGGATAATATCCCCGGGGCGAGCTGAGGCTTCTATCCCTGTTATTGAGAGAGTGGTGGTAGTAGAGCCAGAAGCAAGGGTACCAGAGGTAACTTCGTATGCAGAAGTCCAAGAAATAGTATCAGGCCCTTGGCGCTTATGCTGAACTGGATTAACGGTAGTTGGGGTAACTGTGGTTCTGCTCTCAATGTCAGTAGACTTAAACCCCGTTATCTGGGTCATCCTTATACCCCATCAAATCTTCCCCGCTCTTAACCTCAGAGCGAGAAGCCGCATGACTACTAAGCTTAATAAAGACCTGCTCAATTAAGTGCGCTATGTCTATAGCATTCTGCTTCATCGTTCTTGCGTCAAGCCCGCCCCTCCCATCCGAAGAGGTTAAGCCCCCAAGAAGAGCTTGAGCTGCCCCGTTGACCGCAAGGGTTTGGAGGACCTGAGGAAGGGTAGTCCCCTGAAGAAAGTTAGAAACCCCCTTAAGAGAGTCCGCAATAACCTCTAGGGCGACCGTCTCCCTCTCCCTTAATTGAGGAGATGTATCCCCGAGATGGTTCGCTGCAAGTCGGCTGTCCACTGATGCTCGCAGCTCCGGCACCCTATGCACAGAAACGGCTGGGCTATCTGAATCGCAAACTGGTTTTTCTGACACTTTGGACATTTAAGGGTTTCCTCTGGCAAAACAGGCTCAAACTTAAGGAACTCTATGTCCGCAAAGAACTCAAAAGAGCAGTTGCGGCATGAGAAATCTATATAATCCCCCCTATTGTCTGCAAAAAACCAAGGCTTAGAGCAGTTAGGGCAGGGCAGATGCCCATTAGGGATTTTAAGAAGCTCCCTCATATCAAGGGAGGTAATAGCGACGGTGGTTTTCTCTCTGAAATCAGAAGTTTTCTTCATCGCTTCCACCCCAAATACTTACGCTCTGCGTAAATAGCATCCTCAATAGGAGAGAACTCAGCATTTATCCCGTGGTCTGCTATCGCCGCCCTAACCCCAGCAGCATGACCGTCGATGTAAGCCTTCTTGAGCCACTTATCAAAGACCTGAGCAATAGCCCCATCAGCCTCCTCAAGAGCCTCATCCCCATCCTCATGCTGAGTTATGAGATACCCAAGCTGAGATGCTAAAGCCTCCCTTATGTCCTGACGAAAAGCCGAATACTCTAAATTTACCTCTTGCATAAACTATGCCTCCTTGTTTATCCTTGGGGGGTCATTCTCCTTGTTTAGATGCTTTTCCTCCCGGGGGGCGTCTATTCATTCTTGACGGCACGGCCCCCCTACTAGTCCATAGCTGGTAGGGGGGATTTTTTGCCTCCACACCTTACTTCCCCCTTGAAGAAAATACTAGTCTTTTGTTACCCTAGACTTCTAATGTCTAAATCCTCCTCGTCATCCGTACCGGCCAACGAAGGAGCAAAAACAATACACCTCGGGAGGGGGCTTGTTGCCGGTTGAACTGCGGACAGTGATTTAAGCCGCATATATCCTTAATGCTGCCTTACTTGGTACTAAGGACGAAGGCCGCTGCTTCGGGACACTATGGCACGAAGAACGTGTAAGACCCGAGCTGGTGATTGAATATAAAGAGCCGACAGAGTAGCCACGGCCCACGATAGATAGCGTGTTCTTAAGTAAGGTGGCCTAGGCGAAGGGGCGGAACTCATGGATTGGTGAACAGTCCGATAACCGGGGGAGGCATCCCCCGACCCCCACGGGGAGGTAGTGAGTCCGCAGTAGCCCAAGACCAATCAGTCCAATCCACGCAAACCAACTTGTTTACACTCATTTGAGCTGTATACAGGGGGGGGGCTTTTTAGTGGCCAAAGCTCAGCTAACGGAATCTATGTCTTGGTAATAATGCAAGAATCGTGCCAACATGAAACAGAGATGGCTAAAGAAGAAACAGCCCCGTCTCCTCCCTCTCTAAAAAATAAAAAAATAATGGATACGTGACGTATAGGCGTCAACCACACCCCACCCCTTGGCGTCCTACCCCCCTCCCTATAAAACAGGGGCTCAGGCTAGGAGCTCTGCCGCTTGGCATGATTGTTGCATAGCCTAGGAAGTAGGCGTTAGTTGACTAGTAATTAAAAACTGGTTTCCTATTATGCAGTGGGAGGGGGCTTGCTGACCAAGCCGCATGCTGCTATATAACGGTGTTGTTAGTGTCCCACGGTGGGACGGTTAGTGCTTGTTGGTAGCCTTGGTTAATGCCTCAGCCACGCGAGCATAAGCCTCAACATCTCGTCCTATCCTTGCCGAAATCCTTGTCATATCGTGTATTGGGGCCGAATATCTAGAGATATACCCATTTACCCATGACCATTGACCGAATAAATTGTAGTAAGCACCGCGAGTGATAGCCTTGGCGAGTCTCCGCATTAAACGATGTTTCATTGGGCGTATCTGAGACTTGGTTTGGTAACTCAGGTGTGTCGGTAACCCTTTGAATCTGCCTGAAATATGGTATGTAGTAGTTTTATAGCGCTCCGCTGCCTCCGCCTTTAGCCGTTCCCGCTCAATCTTTTTTAGATCTTTCTCGCTTTTCCCTTGCATCTCACTAGTAGCTGTATTACAGTTGCTCTTGTCGGTAGGGAGTTTCTTGCTCATATCGATAGGATAACACAACTAGACACTAGGAGAATAGACAATATGGAAGCAACAGAAACCGCGTACTATAATGCGAAGCCCTCGCGTGGTCATTCGGCGCACGGGGTAAATCTGGCAGCGTAGCGTATTATGAGCCCAATCGCGTGAGGAAATATTCACCCGCGCATTTGAGGCGTATTGCTACCGCGAGGGGTACCGCTTCAGCGAATTCGCGCAAGCTGGCCGCCACTGCCTGCCCGACCTGACCCCCGAACTCGTTTCATTAATCGAGCAAGCGTTAGGCCACTAATCTACAGCCGCGAGGCCATCACCTACCCCGGGTGATGTGCCTCGCGTTCTTCGCTCCATCAACCCCTGTCCACTCTCTAAAACATTCATCAACCACAGTTTTATATTCAAGGTCTAAGCCTTGGCACACCTCACGGCAAGTCCACCCCGTACGCTCTCCGATCTCACTGACAGGATGAGCATAATGCGCCCAGCCCTTGAACCAACTTTCAGCCTCTCTCCGCTCAATCGGATTCGGCCCATGCAAGTCCCGCATTGCACGCGCAAGGATGGCCGCAAGCAATGCACGCTCTCCGCTCTGTTCTCCCTGCCCGAGCACCATTATCTGATACTCAGCCGAATCGCTGGCCCGTACTACCCACGCCATAAAATCATCTTCCGCCATGCCTCATTAGAAGCGCGCAATATAACAAGGGTTCACCAAAAAGACTAAAGAAAAATGAGGGGCAGCCGAAAATAGTTCTTGCATGTATTACAGGATACCTGTATACAGGCTCAAGGATGAATGAACAAGTTCCCGTGGTGCAAAACATTACGGGATTAACAACAAGGAGAATAGAGAAATGAGAATGGGAATAGCGCTAAGCATTGGAATCTGGGTAGGTATTGCCGCATTTGTATCGGGATGCTCCGGCATTGGGGCCACCATTGGCGGCGAGATTTACCGCATTGATGAACGTAGCCATCAAAGCCAAACGCACAATAAAAAGACCGGACTTCGCTGCTTGTTTGTCTCATGTGACGAGCAAGGGGAGGTGCGCGGGTCATGAAAGAACTATTTTGCCTTGAAACATTAATTCATTGGCTGGTCTTAACCTTTTGCTTCATCGGCCTAACCAGCACCATTTTTGGCGCTATTAGCCTTTGGACTGGTGAGGACCTAAGCGTAGGCATGGGTTCAATCTGCATATTGCAGCATGAAGGAACCATAACCGAGAAGGGGGGCTTTCGCCCCCGCAAATAAGGAGATTAGACAATATGGGAAACAAGAAACGAAAGTATACTCAGCGAGATAAAGACGATGCTCTAAAGTTGCTCATTGATGGGGAGTCTAAGACAAACGTGAGCGCACTAACTGGCGTTCCCCTCGCGACAATAAGCTACTGGGCCGCGAAGATTGGCAGAGTCAAAAAGAGGGGCAGCAGGCGGGCAGAAACAGGAAAGGGAGTGCCGGGAGAGATTCTCCCTTCCCTGTTTCTGCCCGCCTGCATGGTGCTCATAGCCATTTTGTGGGGAATCGTGCTGTGGGAGGCCCTATGAGTACTTGCTACTGCGAACACGGGCACATGTTTGGCGCTCACCACGCCGGCTCAGAGACCTGCGACAAATGCGGCAGAGTGTACTGCTCCGACCACTTAGACGACGTGGTGCTCTTAAAGAGGCCGGACGGTAGAGAGCAGATTATGTGCTCATACTGTGCGGATGATGAATCAGGTGTTGACCTAAAAAGGGAGGACTGACTTATGGAGCAAATAGCGTTTGAAGTATCAGAGAAGGACCTAGACGAGATGGCGGAGTCGTTTAAGCTCATGGACGCAGAAGGATGCCTCAGGCACCTAAAGCACATGGTGCTTGAAGAGATGCAGCGTCAAATCGGCAGAAAAGACAAACCAACAGAGTACCTTAAAGGCTACCGGCAAGCCTTGCACGTGGTGTGCATCATGCTGGATACAGAATTCGGCCTCAATCCCTACATAAATGATGGGAATGGGGAAGGATAACCCAAGCAGAAACAAAGTAAGCCCGGTGGCCCCGATGGGATATTCGGGGCATTAAAAAAGGAATGTAAAAATGAATAGCAAAATAGACCCGATGAAACAGATAGAGATGTATGACCAAGCCATAGAAGCAGGAGGCTCAGAAATAAAGCGCTATGTGCTTCCCGTAGGTCGCACTAAGTGCATTTTCTCAGACCATTCCATCATTCAGGTGCGCCGTGGTGAGAAATTCTGTGACCCCAAGCGTGGCGAGTCGCCTGACGACCTGCTCCCAAAGCTGGCCCTGCGATTCAAACCCATTGACCCAAGAGTAACAGAGAAAATACCCGAGGATCACGAGTGCGATATAGGCTTCATTTTTAACGTGGCTTTCGGACCAAAAGCTAAACTTCCTCCGTTTCTGACGTCGTTCTCTAAAGATGGGAACGTGCCTAAGTTTACCGGCGGACAAGGGCTATACAATTGGCTAAACCAGCACCTAGACCACGTTTATCTAGTCGGCCACAAGCCTAATGACGCAGGGGATAGAAACTACGGCACCTCCATTGCGTGGGTTTCTGAGCCGCTGATGAAGAAAGGAACATCTAAAGTTCCCGGACAAGCCAAAATCCCTGTTAAGGACGATGAGCTAACCGACGCCTTCGTGGGCACTGTAGACCTCACAGGGGAAGAAGAGGAAGACCAGCCACCAGTCTAAGTAAGGAGACAACAATGCGGGAGGTATCCGAGGAAGAATACGCAAAACTAGTAGATTCCTCGATACCCCCGCCTAAACGCCCTCAGTCAAACACTGGCCCAAAATGGAAGAACGAATACTCGGCCACGGTCACTATCAGGGAAGAGAGCCGGAAAGAATACGAGGAGATGCTAAGGCAAAGGGGCCTAATTTACTGCAAGGTAGATGGAGTTAAGCGCCTTTATCCTCTTTCAGACTGCGTGGTGCACAAATCAGGGGCCTATACCCCTAAAATAGAATACCTCATGGATGTCTTGGGCCCCCAAGAGGTGCAAAGAAGGCTCAGGGATGCGGGCCTTCACTGGAAGAAGGTAGGGAACGGGAATCTGTATAGAGAGCTAATCCACAAACTAACCCTTGAAGTCGCCAAGGGGGAATGATGAGGCCGACCTATGAAACCGCAGCCGATAAAGAACGAGAAAGGAGGATACTCGCTTTTCTTCAGCGCAAATACCCTCAGTTTATATTCAAACCCTTTAATACCCACTGCTCGCCGTGGGACGCTTTTTGCCTCAACTACAACGACGACGGCGACCTTACGATCAGGTCCATCATCGAAATCAAATGCCGTACTACTCCCATACAAAAATACCCGACCTACCTAATCTCAAGACGGAAGCTCGCTAAAATGTGGGCATTTTGCCGTGTTTTTGGCGGCATAAAGAGCTGGGCCGCACACCTCACAAAGAACATTCCTATAAAGCCCGTTCTGGTCGTGCGCTTTTCCGATTGCCTCGCGTCTTGCGACGTGAGACAAGAAAATAGTGCCCACTGGCAAGAAGCCACAGGAGGCAGGAGGGATAGGAAAGATAAGTATGACACGGAGCAGGTCTTCGAAATCCCGAAAGAAAACTTTAGAATCATCCACCAGCTTTGAGACCCACGAAGGTTTAAGCTTCGAAGAGCTTTACGAACGCTTCTCCCCCAAGACCCTTAATCTCTGTATGCGCCTATGCCCTGAGTGGGCAGAAGAATGCAATCAGGAAATATGGCTGACAGTCTACTTAAAGCGACACACCTTTAAGGGCAACTCAGCCTTCGCTTCTTGGGTATATAGAGTAAGCCGCAATATCGGCTTAATGAGGGTAAGGAAGCTACGAAAACACAAACAAGACACCCCCCTTGAGGGCCTTTTAGACGCTGTGCACACCTCAAAGGAGATAGGAGAATACTTCGTCGATAAATCGGTCCTTCCAGACGAGCAAACCCACTCAAAGAGGCTCGCACAAAAGGCTATAAGATGTATGGGTAGGCTCACCGAGAGAGAACGCTCCTCTATCGTACTTAGAGGAGTTGAGGGGCTAAAAGATAAAGAGGTCGCGAAAATACACCGAGTGCCAGTGACGGCCCATAAAACCGTCTATTATAGAGCCAAGCAAAAGCTTAAGCGTTATATGGCGATGTCAGAGGCCGTATGAACTTTCGAGCAAGGCGGGCAGGGAATCGGGATTCTAACCACAAAGAAGTTCAGGACGAGCTAATAAAGCGCGGATACTCTGTGTGCGATACCTCGGCATGCGGCTGGGGATTCGGCGATATAGTCTTAGGGCATGAGGGACTCAATTTCTGCTTTGAGATTAAGCCGCCCGGGGGGAAGCTCAACGAGAAGGAACGCTTATTCCATGACTCGTGGCAGGGCCAAATCGACACTATCTTTTCTGCTGACGACGCAGAGAGAATCATCCAAGAAAAAATTAAACAGCTCCATCTTTTTTCTTGCTAACCTGTATTACATCCTGTATACAGGGGGCATGAAGTTTAAGCGAAAAAGATTAAGCCCTCACACAAAGCCTAATCGCAAGTACAAGCCAAAGCTGGATGAGAACGGCAAGCCATTAAAGCGTGGGTGGAACCCTGACTGGGGTTCTCCTGTGGTTAGCTTTCGCATCTCCGAAGAGGTGCTCACTAAGATTAACGCTTTAGCAAAGAAGCATAAGGTCTCAAGGAGCACCATCATTATCACTCTCTTAGAGAAGTACATCATGTTTGAGGAGAAGAATGATGGCTAGCGATAACAAACTTACTTGCAAACTAAGCGACGGGCGAGAGTACGAGGTGATTGAAGTGGAGGACTTTGGTTGGCGTGATGGGCTGACCACAGCGGTTCTCAGACCCCTCAAGCGCGAGCCTCGGGAGTGGTGGGCGTGCGAGTTTTATTGCCATGATGACAACGAACCCCACACTAAGATGTTTAAAACAAGAACGGATGCGGACCGGTTTATTACAAGAGCGTTCAACATTAAAGCCTTTGAAATTTTCCGCGTGAGGATTGTCTAACTATTTCGCAATACAAAGATGTAGCAGCAGAAACCACCGAAGAGTTTATCACTAAGCGCGAAATAGCACTTAGTCAGTTGCAGGACGACGGCTGGCGCATCGAGGAAGTGGAAATTAGGAGCGTGAAAGATGAGCAGTGAACAGATGAAGCCTTTTAGAGCTTGGATGGCATGGCATCCTACTGAGGGGGCGCTCACGATAACTGCCCGCCGTTCTAAGACCGCAGCGACCGACGCGCTATTGGAGGCGGTGTTTCGGTTCAAACACAATTATTATGCCAAGGCTGAAGCTTATGATGCTGCGCGTGATGTGGCCCTGCGAAGAGCCGCGAAAGACGGCTGGCGCATCGAGGAAGTAGAAATTAGGAGCGTGAAAGATGAGCAGTGAACAGATGAAGCCTTTTAGAGCTTGGATGGCATGGCACCCGAAGCATGGGGTTGAGTCGTCGGAGTTCCCGCAAACTCGCGAGCAAGCGATTGAGCGTTTATGCATGAGCCGTGGCTACTATGAAGATGGGGACTTTATGCCGGGACCAATACATTGGGACGATGCCGAGAAGGACGGCTGGCGCATCGTCGAGGTGGAAGTTAGGGGAGCGGATTTTAAAGGAGAAAACGTATGAAAAAGAATCGTTATGTAATTGTGCGGACCTACTCGGCAGGGGTGTTCGCAGGAGATCTAGTTTCTCGGAAAGGGAAAGAGGCCGTACTAAAGAACGCACGCCGTTTGTGGCGGTGGGCTGGCGCAGCGTCTTTGTCTCAGCTTGCAATGGAAGGGACTAAGGCCCCTGCCGAATGTAAATTCCCCTGCGAAGTGACACGAGTTGAGCTGACTGATGTAATTGAGGTGCTCGACGTTACGCCTGCCGCACGTAAAAGCATTAGCGGAGTGCCGGTATGGAGTGCTTGACTGTCTACGGGTTCAGGTCTGGGGACGGGTACGGGTCCGGGTACGGGGACGGGTCCGGGTACGGGTCCGGGGACGGGTACGGGGACGGGTACGGGGACGGGTCCGGGTACGGGTCCGGGTACGGGTCTGGGGACGGGTCCGGGGACGGGTCCGGGGACGGGTCCGGGGACGGGTCCGGGTGCGGGTGAATAAGAAAGGAGCAGGTATGATTATTGAAAGAGCTGTGCTTGATGGCGACTTTGGGGATGCCCATACCATTACTATGAAGGATTGGGAGCTTCGAGAAATCCTCATGAATTACTTCGCCGCGAAGGGCGTTACCCCTACTAAAGGCGCTAGGTTTGTAGTGAGAGGCTCAGACACTTCTGAGCATTCTGTCACCCTCCGTGAATACTCATCCGACTTTCGCGGGCGGCGACCTAAGAAGGGCACGGTATGAAAACATTCACCATCGAAGACATCCGCTCTTGGGAGCCTTGCTACGATCCGTCAAAGCATTTACCCGAAGGGTGGTCCGGCACAGCGTTAGACATTTTGAAGCACGGCACCATACCGCCAAAAGATAAAATGTGGGTTGTATGTCATGAAGGTTTAATCGACGCGAAGACATTGCGACTGTTTGCGGTCTGGTGTGCAAGGCAGACCGAGCACTTGCTCACAGATGAGCGCAGCCGTAATGCAATCAACGTTGCAGAGAGATACGCACACGGACAGGCGACGAAAGAGGAGCTATAAGCAGCGTGGGCAGCAGCGTTGGCAGCAGTGCGGGCAGCAGCGTTTGCAGCAGTATGGGCAGTAGCGTTGGTAGCAGTGCCGGAAGCAGCGTTTGAAGCAGCGCGGGCAGTAGCGCGGGATGCGCAAGTAGCTCAGATGATAAAAATGCTAGAGGAGCAGCAAGATGGCACACGATAAAGTTGAATCTCTAGCGAAGGACATAAAGGCGCTGTCGGCGCTTGATACGTTAAAACTTGCCGTTGGGCTTATTGAAAGCAAGGAAAAGGACCGCGATTTAATTGCTCGAATTATTGAGATGGGGCTAATTAAGTATCGCTATAGGGAGACAGAGCAAGATGACACGCAAACTTAAAAGGAGAAGATGTATGAAGAAAATGTTGACACAGGAAATCGTAAGGCACGGAGAGAATACTTTCGTGCCAGTCGAGCAACTGCCGGACAACGCCACTCTTGTGGAAGAGTCTGAGCAAAGCATCGTCGGGCACAGCGAAACAGGACATCATCACGTAATGCACGCACCGCACCCTGCGGTTGTTTCAGGAGCGCTCAAAAATATTCGGCGCTACGAGGCCGAGGGGGTGACTTACGTCGAGGTGCCTGACGGTGCGGTGCTTAGACATCTAAAACAGATTGAGCCGCATGAGCCAATCGAGTTTAGGGCAGGGCTCTACAAGCGCATTGACCACAAAGCGTATGATTACGCGCAGAAGGTCATGCGACGCACATTAGACTAAGGGGCGTTATGGTAAAAAGAATTGACGCACTCACCGCAAAGCAAAAAGCAATGCTGCCCAAGTGGCGGGATAAGTGGATTGAAATCGGGCTACGCACCGGGGAAGCAGACTGGGAAACCTTTGAACAGGCAATGCCAGTCTGTTATCAAAAAGCAGGACTGGCCTACCCCAAAAGCATCGTGCGCGTCCAGTCTCCGCTCGTTGGGGCGCTTGCAGCAAGCATTGCAAGGTCAGCGCTGAAGAGGCGGCAAAGCGTCGCAGTTGGCGTCGCAGTTCGCGACGCAGTTGACGACGCAGTTGACGGCGCAGTTGGCGGCGCAGTTGGCGGCGCAGTTGACGACGCAGTTGACGACGCAGTTGACGGCGCAGTTGGCGGCGCAGTTGGCGGCGCAGTTGGCGACGCAGTTGACGACGCAGTTCGCGACGCAGTTGACGACGCAGTTCGCGACGCAGTTGGCGTCGCAGTTCGCGGCGCAGTTGGCGTCGCAGTTGGCGGCGCAGTTGGCGGCGCAGTTGGCGACGCAGTTGACGACGCAGTTGGCGGCGCAGTTGGCGTCGCAGTTCGCGACGCAGTTGACGACGCAGTTCGCGACGCAGTTGGCGGCGCAGTTGGCGACGCAGTT